CCATCAACGAAAAGGCAGCGGATGTGTTGCAATTTATAATGCCATTCAATATCACGGGTGGAAGAACTTCGAGAAAGAGTGGTACGAGGTTCCTGACGAGGACCTTAATTTCTACGAGGAGATACTGGTTGCGCTGCTGGGAACGTTGGCTCCAAAAGGATACAATCTCAAGGAAGGTGGTGGTAACCGTGGGAAGTATAGCGAAGAATCCAAACAAAAGATGAGCGAAGCGCAACGAGGCGAAAACAATCCTATGTTTGGGAAAACTGGCGAGAAGAATCATAATTTTGGGAAATCGAAGAGCGATGACCATAAACAAAAGCTTAGCGAAGCGATGAAAGGGGAGAAGCATCCTATGTGGGGGAAAACGCTGGGAGATGACACGAGACAAAAGATTAGCGAAGCACAACTCGGCGAGAAGAATCACAAATCCAAAAGAGTGTATCAGTATGCTCCTGACGGTACCTTTATCAACTCATTCGGGTCTACAGAAGAGGCGGGTCGGCATATTGGTAAAGGCGGGGCAAGTATCAGAAAGTGTGCTCTCGGTGTTCCAAAACATAAAACCGCATATAAATTCAAATGGTCGTATGAAAATAGTATGTAATCGATTATTTTTATCTGATTTTTAAGTATAACCGTAAATTCCGGCCCGGAGGCTGAGAGATTTTTAGGTTCCAAGTTGCTCTAGCACCAGGGTTGAACAACATCACATTGTCCCCAGAGATCGCTTTAACAATGCCTCCGAGGCGGAATTGGGTGGATACGATCTGTCCAGAAACGACGGTGTCAATAGCGTATCTAATTCTTTTTCCCAGGGTAGCTGGCAGGTTCATCGGGGATATTTGTACGAACCCCACGAGATATTGACGAAATGTCGCCTCTGTGAGATGTTTTTGCACCCCGCTCCCGAAGTTTAGTGGCGGTGGCGGCAGAGGCATAGGAAGGGGCAACGGAATAGGTACTAGCCGTGGAACGGTTTTTGGCACGGGTTTGGTTCTCGTAAACTTTACGACCGCCTGCGAACTTTTTGATTTATTTTTGCTAATAACCAACATAATTACTGTAATCAATTATTATTTATTTGCAATACGTGCAACATATTGACGGTATGCAATTTCATACTGTCAAACTGTTTTTCATTACCTTGAAATACTAGCGCTTTCTACACAGGGATAGAGACGAGCGTCCTGGTTCTACGGAGTAGACATCGTGACCTCCTGCTTTCATGAGTTTAGAGCACCCCTTTCCGATATCTTTCTCGGTTCCAACAACTTCTCTAAGCGAGCCGATACGGACGAAACTGTCCGAGTTAGGTTTCTTAGACGATTTGACTATGACCACGTCATCGTATGGGACAAAGTCGTTAATCGTGATCTTACCCCCTGGTGCTAACATTTTCATCTTGGGACACTTGATACCATCTCCTCGCGGAAAGGCAATGTCAGCGATCTGGACTGGAACGCCGCAAGTATTATTGATCGTGAGCCTCTCACCTTCAGAGAACTTTTCTTTGAGTCCTTTGCGCCGTGTCATGAAATAAACAACGGCACCAATGGAAAGCACGACTGCTATGATAATGAGAACTTGCTTAGACACAAACATTTATATACATAATAAATATTTTTATATTTGAAACATATCGACACTCCAATATATTTATCAATGAAAAATTATATCTATCAAGAGATGGGATATATCTACATTCTCACATCGCCATCTAGAAAATCGTATATTGGTCAGACATCTCGGTCTATACATAAACGCCTCGAAGAACATCGAACGGGGAAAAGCGCTGGGTGTCGAGCGATTTACAATGCCATTCATTTTTACGGATGGGATGCCTTCGTTATAGATTGGTATTATTGCCCGGATGAAGACTTGAACAAGCACGAGGAACTTATGGAGGAAGTGCTCGGGACGCTGGCACCTGATGGTTACAATCTCAGAAAAGGTGGTGATAACAGAAAACCGAGCGATGAAACCAAACAAAGGATAAGCGAAGCAAAACTAGGGATATTAAAGAGCGAGGAAACAAAACAAAAGATGAGCGAAGCACAACTCGGTGAGAAGAACCATAATTTTGGGATACCAAAGAGCGAGGAAACAAAACAAAAGATGAGCGAAGCAAAACTTGGGAAAACCGGCGAGAAACACCCCAAGTCCAAGAGAGTGTATCAATACGACCTCGACGGAACCTTTCTCGGTTCGTTCGGGTCGACCGGAGAAGCGGCACGGCATCTTGAAAAAACAGACGGGGCGAATATTAGTGCATGTGCTAATGGTAAACTTAAAACCTCATATAAATTTAAATGGTCGTATGATATGATATGAACATATTGACAAGCTAGAACATTTAAGAGTGAAAAAAATTATTATGGTACATAATGAATACCAATGCTACTGCCCGCCCTCAGATTTTCCGGCTTACGCACAGGGGAATAAAGATTGCGAAGTATGTCATCAGAACGTATGAGAACGTTAAAAAAATTCAGCGAGGTGGTGAGATTGGAAGAATCGCCGCCGACGAGTTCGTCCGGGATACGTCGGAGATCGGACCCATAGCCGTCAAAATGAGTCAGTTTCTTTCTGCGCGCGGAGACGTTCTGGACGAAAACACCATGCGGGTGGTAGAGAGGTTCCAGAACGAAGTCATCGTAGATAACGAAGTGTTGCCCGATTTCACCTTTTACGAGTTTGATAAAACCCCCATCGCTTCCGCATCTATTGCATCTGTGTACAAGGGGAAGCGGAAGACTGATAACAGCGACGTAGTACTGAAACGCGTCCGCCCAGGGGTTAAAGAGCGTATCAGCGAGGATCTCCCTCTATTCATCACCGTTCTTGGCATTGCCAAATTTTTCGGAGTTCTAGGTGCCGAGAACATGCTCGAAATTGTTCGGGAGTGCAGACCGATGATTCTAGGAGAGCTTGACCTGCGGCACGAGGCCAAAACCACGAACGTTTTCAAGAAGATGTTCTCATATCTCGATTGGCTGACGATCCCAGCCGTATACGAAGCCGGAGAGACATATATGATTTCTGAATACGTTCCTTCTAGGAAAATAACCGATGCAGTACCAACTGGTTTCCTTGCTAAACGTTTGTTTGAACTCTATGTGCGAATGATTCTTGACATTGGTCTTGTCCACGCAGATCCCCATGCAGGGAACATTGGCGTCCGGAGTGATGGAACATTTGTCCTGTATGATTTTGGTGCGGTAATTGACATCCGAGACATTAAGCCAAATATTTCAAGATGCATTAAGGCGATCGTACTAGAGGATTCCGACGGAGTCATCAAGGCTTTAGAAGAACTGGATGTCATCAAATCTGGAGCTTCTGCGGCTCGGCTAAAGCGTATTGTTCCAAAGCTCAAGAAGATCATGGAGACCGATGACTTCAACGTCGAGCTTGGAAAGATACCGGAGTTTACATCAAACGACAATCGTATTTTTGAGCTAACCACAAAATACGTGTATCTCATTAGATCTCTGACGATCGTCGAAGGCATCGTTGTGTATCACGATCCTAAGTTTTCTCTTAAGAAATACATCAAGAAGTTTGATGATTTGCTCGAGGTTGACATTCCGTTCACCAACGTCATCCAGGAAATCGCGGGAGACTTCATGGCATCGCCGTCGAGTCTAAAGAATCTTAACGAGCTTTTGTTTGTCATAAAATCAGACATGGATGACGCCGTGATCGAATCTCGAAAGTTAATTCGTTATGGATTTATCGTCTTTGTGATCTTGGAGATCCTAAAAATAGTGTAATTATAAAAACACGGTTTGTCGATACAAACATCTTCATATTGACACGCCTGATAACTTATTAAAAAAATGTTTAGAGTAATCATATCATAACCACAATGCTGGCAACTCTGCGCGCTCCCGTCACGATGGCCTCATCTACCAACAAGAACGACAATGGCTTCCAGAAGCGTATCAAGAAGGATTCCAAGAAGGTGTCCAAGGCGTTTGACAAACTGAACAAGGAGAGCGAGGTTCGCAGGGATGATATGAACAGGACCCTGAAGTCCTGGGTGGACGACCTAGACAAGCAGGCGAAGAAGGATGTCAAGAAGATTCAAGAACTGTTCGAGGACAGTGACATCGAGTCTACCGTTGACATCGATGACGACGACTTCATCACCGTCGATGATGTAGTGGTTTTCAAGTAAATTAAAATAAAATATTGTATTATAGTATACCCAAAATGGACGCCTTTTTCTTGACCAAATCCTTGGAGCGCGAGACGTACGTGAACGCCAAGCCCACGATGAGCCTGCTGTCTATGCTTCAATTCATCATCTCTCTGACTATCTCTATATACGCCGCGTCTCTCGCATGGAATGCCGGAAGCTCCGACTCTGCGTTTTTCAGAATTTTCATGACAGTGGTTGCATTTATGTTCTCGACGTTGTATATTATCGGCTACATTATTTTCAAAGGCTTTAAAGCACTGTAAATTATTATGCGAGTTGTTTAACTGTTGTATCGCATTCCCTATCCTCCCAAATGCACTTTGGACAGTCCTCTTCTTTGAGTCCGTAGAATGTCGTGCTCGAACAAGGTGCCTCTACCTTCCATCCTAACTCCTCAGTTGCGATCTTCAGAAACCGTTTCCAACTTTTTTTCCAATCGTCCGAGTGCGAGGTTTCGCCGGGATACTTAAACCGGGTCCCGTGCGCTAGTTCGTGTGTAATAGACTTATTCAAACTCCTCTCGTCGCGCATGTTTCCAGAGCCATCCCGCGATGCAACCCTGAGCGTCCCATTCCTGTGGTCGAACATCCCGGAAATATACGACGTGGGGGTGCTGCCCTTCTTGAATGGGAGAAGCTGCACGTCAGAAAATTTAGAAATCAGGTTGTTTGTGAAACTCTCACCCGGGTAGTTTCTTTTCAGGTGCTTGATGAATACGTCAACTTGCTTTTTAAGAAATCTGAGTGTTTTCTCGTCCTGATGAGTGTCCCCCATGGTCAGGGTAGACCGCGAGTCCAGATATGCGTACTTCATAACCTTTAATAATAATTATGTTTTATTTTTTTGTGTAAAAATTTCCATAAAATAACAATACGAGTTGTATATATTTATAATGCCTAGCGTATCTAGGACAAGGAGATACTCCTCGGCGTTCGTGAACGTCAGAGTGAGGACGGCGGATGATTATGGCTCCGAGTGTCCGATCTGCTTGCGCGATTGGTGCCCTGATGATGCGTGCAACCGGACTATGACGCAGACTAACTGTTGCTTTCAATTCATGT